ATTATTATTAATCAGTTTATTCTCGTTTATTCTTGAAACTGATCTAGCAGTCTCGCGAAACCAGTCACGCGAATCTATAAATCCTGGTCTAGCAAAGTTCTGCCTACCCTTTTCAAGAATGTCAGTAAATAGTTGAGCCATTACTTGATGCCTATCTCTTTTTCGCTCATAATCTTAAACTGCCAATTCCTATCTCTGCAATACTCATTAGCAGCTTTCCATTTAGCCTGATTAATTCCATACTGAAAAACTTCTTTGATATATCTACGTGGATGAGTTGGATTCTTCCTAGGTTCCATAGTCTGAATAAAAGGCTTAACTTCAATCATTATAGTTAATATTTCACCATTCTTATCACGCATTTGTATGATAAAATCGGGAAAGTATCTGTGCATTCTATTATCAGCCGGAGAAAGATATGGTATTGCTAGTTCTTCTGAACTCCATTGTAATACATCTGGATGACTATCGAAATACCTCATCATCTTAAGTTCCCACGAACTACGATATATTATATTATTCGGATCACCAGCATATTTTAATGGCTGCTTAGGTATGAATCTTCCTTTATAAGACATCAATTTTCTCTATAAATATATATGAACTATTTATAAGGGAACTTAAGATGCCGGACTCGCAAGTCACAAATGGTCATTCGGGCATGAAGTTAACTACTGCTGACTACTTCACAAAGATAAATGCGTTTGAGTACAAAAGAACTCGGCCGTCTGATCCTCTCAAGATAGAACCACTTTTTACACTCGACTTACCTTTGCCTGTTCAATTTCCAAGCGATCACTATTCTTCTTCAACTTCCCCCGATGATCTTGGTATTGTTGGAAACGCATTAGACACGGCATTAAATTGGGGGGATTCTGACGTAAGAGATAGAATTGCTACAATTGCAGTTGGCGGCATTGCGGCTTCCGCGGGTTTAATGAGTGTTGTTGCTTCTTTATCTAAAAAAAGAGCCGATGATCGTCCTGGCCTCGCGGAACGAGGATTAGCAGCAGGAGCTGGTGTTGGTGCAGCCATAAATGCACTAAGTCCCTACGCAAGTGCCTATTTGGGCGCTGTTAAGAATCCAAAAACAGCGCTTCTATTCAATGGAATGAACTTACGGCAAATTGCTTATCAATTTAGACTTACTCCAAGAAATGAAGGTGAAAGCGCCGATATTCAGTCCGCATTAATCATTCTTAGACAATCAATGCATCCAACTTATAATAAAAATTTTAATTCGTTTGCATTAGATTATCCAATGCTATTCACCGTTTCTTACGATGATAAAACTAGCAAAGTTATGGGTTATCCAAAAATGGATCCTTCTTTCTTAACAGACATGCAAATTAATAACGCAGCGGCTGGAAATGCTTTCTTTAAGAATGGTCTTCCTGCTATCATTGATCTAACTTTAACGTTTGCCGAAATAGATATGAAGACGCGAGAAAGTTTTACCGGCAACTATAATAAAGACATGAGAGACATGAAAGAATTTGTTACTGATTGGGCTCATGATCTGAAAGTAGCGCGGGGATTATAATAATGCCATATTTTTCTAACTTTCCAAGCATAGTTTATAATGGGATCACTTGCAGAAACATAATTCTCAAGTCGGCAATCCTTTCAGATGTGTTTAAAAAGAAGTCAGTATTTTATCCATACATCATAAAAGAAGGTATGCGGCCTGATATGGTTGCGCAAAATGTATATGGCGATCCTACCTATGACTGGGTAGTCTATTTCAGTAATTACGTTGTTGATCCTTATTACGATTGGCCGCTTGATACTAATGACTTCAACAAATTTCTAGAAAAAAAGTACACGCAGTCGATCTATCAACTACAGAATACTACGAATCACTATAAGTATACTGGATTGACGAATGAATCTGACGCTGACATTGCTAGAGTCAGTTGGAAGATGTCAACTAATACTTACACTAGTCTTTCGGCTGAGGATAGATCTGGTTGGACTGCAGTAAGTGTGTATGATTATGAGAATGAATTAAATGATTCTAAGAGATCAATACAATTACTTAGTTCTAATTATCTTTCACAAATAGTAAATGAACTTGCCGAAATCTTTAGCAAATGATTGAAAATACTAATCCATTTAATATTGGGATGTATGACATCTCAATGACCAAGCACGATGGCTCAGATCCAATGAGCATTGCTGAGCAAGTCGTAGAATTCTCTCTATTTCAATCAATCTTTTCTCCAGTCTTAAAAGGTAATTTGTCAATCAACGACTATGTTGGTTTGATCAATAACTATCCTATGATAGGCGAAGAGATCATAACAGTATTTTTAAAACAGTCTACTGACGAAGGTGAGAATAATTATAAGATTGAGTTTGTTATCACCGCTATCAGAGAAATATTAATTGGTAATGATAACAGACAAACAGTTTATAACGTTGAACTTGCTTCTAAAGAAGCTTATCTTAATTCACTCGAACTTGTAGCAAAAGCTTATGTCTCGCCGATTGATAAAATCATAAAAGACGTAGTTGAAAACAATTTAAAATCGAAAAAGAAAATTAAGTTCGTTAATGATACGAAAAAAACACGTAAACTCGTTATTCCAAATATGTCTCCATTTGCAGCAGTCGATTGGCTCTGCAATTACGCAGTCTCAGAAGATGATAAAAAGTATTATACGTATGCTTTCTATGAGACTCTAGGTGCATCGAATGCAAATGAGTTTAGAGCTTCGCCTATTATCGAACCCGAATTCGTATTCAAGGCTATTCAAAGACCTACTTGGAGAGCTTATGTCGACGATGAAGCTTTAGTTCAAGCTAAAAAGAATCCATACTACTATATCTCAAACATTGAGATGATGAATCGTGATGCGCCTCTATATAAGTCGATGGTCAGTCAGGGCTTCGATGTCAATAGGATCGCAAAGAACTTTAAGTTCAATAAGCGTCTTACCATGTTTGAGAAGATCGTCGGAGGTTATTTTGAGAACGAATATGTTGAGATCAATCTTCAACAGAAAGATCACAAGATAACTAAGTTCAACATACGTGACGATCAATATAGTGAACTCAATAACCATAAACTAAATACCGTTAAGTACATCGATGCAATCATTGATCATAATACGAATAGTGAAAAAAGTCCAAAGACTAAGTATGTTATAAACAACTACGACGATCAGAGCCAGCCATCTTTTAGAACTAAATGGGGAAGAGACGCATCTTCATTTTTAGCGTATGCTCAGGTTGATATATCGCTTGTTATCTATACCGATCTTAGACTCAGAGCCGGGGACGTGATCTGGGTAAACATTCCAGAGTTTCATGGATTTGACGCAGCATTTGTTGACACGAAGCTTTCAGGATACTTTATGATATCGGAAATAAAAAACATAGTGAGAAATGACGGATTTACGTATACTACGTTGAGGCTCAATAAAGACTCGTACTTAACTACGGTTGATCATAAGTCTTACTTTGCTGAACGGGGAATCAGATGAGTTTCGATTACTATGGCGATAATTTCAAATGGTTTGTTGGAATAGTTAAAGGAAGCTACTACGATAATACACGCGTTCGTGTAAGAATCTTTGGCATTCATAGAATGGATGACACAGTCGATGTATCTGACGACGATCTTCAACCTGCAATCGTAATGTTTCCAACTACTGGTGGGCAAACTTCAGGCGGAAACTTGTCACACGGGCTAAAGACTGGAACTTGGGTAGTCGGATTCTTTGCTGATGGCGATAACTGTCAACAACCCATAGTAATCGGGGTATTCAATGGCGGTATTTCTTCTTCAAGTAACCTAAGTAGCGCTTCGCCTATGGCTGGTGATGCAGGTGATGGAAGAGTTGTTAATGGCGAATCAACAGTAGCTATATCCTCTTTAGGAATTAGTGGAAAAACAAACGCCGAACAAGCCTATAATATGATCTATGAATTAATTGAAAAAAGTGGAAGCTCGGGCGGAAACATTCATACGCAAGTTTCTGGAATCATGGGTAACC